TCAGTCACAGCAGGATAGGCGATTAGCGCAGTTGCAGCAGAAGCTGGCGGAGCAAGAGCAACGCCAGCACGAAGCTACGATGGCGCAAATGTCGCCGGAACAGCGCACACAGTACCAGTTGCAACTGGCACAGCAGCAGATCCAAAACTATCACCAGCAGTTTCAATCCATCCAGGAACAGAAACAGCGTGAACGTGATATTGCGGAACTTGCCAAGCTGTCCGGGGCACCGGCTGAAGTGTTCGCTGCTGCTGAGACTTATGACCAGGCTACGCGGCTGGCACTTGAGTATGCCCGCACGCATAGCCCGGCGACACTGGCGGCGCAACAGCAGCGGCAAGAGGCCAACCGGGTGGATCTAGGCTCAGGCACAGCCCACACAGTAGACGAACGGAAGGTAGTAGCCGCGCGCGAAGCACTTGCCAGGGGAGACGCAATGACGTTTTACAAGTCTTTCTTTGAGTAGGAGATAGCACGCAATGGCTACTGGAACACTGGACACCTACGGCAATACCTATGCTCGACCGCATAGCATTGCTGAGGTCATCAATCGCATTGACTGGACTGAGGCGCCGCTACTGAAGAAGTTCGGCACGGCGAATCAAGGCCGATTCCGCTTTGAGCACTGGCCCGCCACCAAATATTACTGGCTGCATGACACCATGTCCAGCCGGGCGACCACGTTGGCCGAGGCCCTCGACGACAACGAAACCGGCGTGGACGTGACGGACGGGACGCTGTTCAAGGAGGGCGACGTTCTCCGGGTGGAAACGGAACTTATGTACGTGAGTTCCGTTTCATCCAACACGCTGACCGTGACCCGTGGTTATGCCGGTTCGACCGCCGCAGCTCACAACACGGCTCTGGCCATCACCCGCACGACCATCGCCCGCGTGGAAGGCGCCGACTACGACACCGGCCACACCACCGAGCTGACCGAGGACTACAACTATACGCAGATTATCTCCGAGGCCGTGAAGGTCACGGGGTCTGAAATGGTTGTGGACAAGTACGGCATCGCCAACACGATGGCGTATCACATGGCGAAATTGATGGGTGGATCGGATGGCGTGGGCGAGAAGTTCAAGGCGGGCACGTTGCCCATTCTGCTACAGAACACCTTCTACTACGGGCGCCGCTATGCCGGTGCTAGTGGTGTTGCGCGTTCGATGGGCGGCTTTGAGCAGTACGTCACCACGAACGTTACGGACCTGTCCAGCGCAGCCCTCACCCGCAAGAACATCGAGGATCTGTTCGTGACCTGCTACCTTGCCGGTGGCAAGCCCGACACGATCATCATGAACGCCTGGCTGCGCCGGAAGATCAGCTCCTTCTATGAGGGGTCTATCACCACACAGCGCAGCGAGAAGCGCGGCGGCTCGACCATCACCACAATTCAGACCGACTTCGGGGATGTGGAAGTCATGTTCGACTGGCTGTGCCCGACCGACCGGCTGTATATGGTGGACAGCACGAAACTTGGCTGGGTGACGCTGCGTGACTGGCAGGTAGTTGACCGGCCGGTGACGGGCGACTACACCGTCAAGGAGATTCTTGGCGAGTTCGGCTTTGTCTTGGTGAATCAGACCGCACACGGCTACATCAAGAACGCCAGCACTACGCTGTAAGGGGGATGTATGCACCTTGAACCAGAACCCAGATTCTGGGAAAGCGGAGTAAACGGGCCGGCGCCTGTCTTGTGGTACGGTGGCAATGCTGTAGACGGGGACGCCTACCCTTGGGCGATGGCGCCCCGTGGCAGCATCTACTGTATCACCGGCTCGCAGCCCCGTTACTTCGTCAAGAACGAGAACGCGGGCCATGATTCTGATTGGTCTGCGTTGGGCGGGCTGCACACGATTGTTCAGCGTGTGGCGTACACCGACTTCACGGATGGCGGCAGCACGGCAGGCACCAAGACGCTTGACGGGACGATCCCCATCGGTGCGCTTGTACTCAAGACGGTCATTGTCAACGTGACCGGCTTTGCAGGCGACACGTCGGCGGCGCTGATCGTGGGGGATGGCACCGACACCGACCGTTACAACACAAGCACGCTCAACGTGTTCAGTGATGTGGCGGCAATCGATGGCGGCGCTGTCAGTGGCACGGCAGTACATACCACGGCTAAGACGCCTGTACTGACCATCACATCGGGCAGCGACTGGGGTCTTGTTTCGGCCGGCGCCTTAACCGTCAAGATTTTCTATCTGCTGTAGGGGGGGAACCATGAAGAAACTTCTAGCGGTATTCGTGGCCCTCCTGCTGATGGCATTCGTGGCGGCAGGCGTAGAGGCACAGTCCGGGTCCGGTGGGTACTTCGACTTCGAGAGTTCCGTTCGCATCATGCAGGATCTTCTGGTCCTCGATGACGTGAACATTCAGGACACTTTGCGAGTGGAAACCGACCTGACGGTAGGGGATGACCTGACCGTTACGGACCTGTTCGCAACGGGTAAGATTCGTTCGACCCGGGGCACTACGCAGACGCTGACCGCAGACGCAACGATCACCGATACATGGTCCTACCTGCCTGTTACGGCAGCGGGGGCCATCGGCACATCGGGCATCGCCTCTACCACGTCAGTTTCGGGCGACATTCTGATCGTGACCAACGTCGGCACGAACGCCATTGTCATCACCGACACGGGCAATACTGTCTTGTCGGGGAACATCACGCTGGGGCAATTCGACACCCTAAGCCTGGTGTTTGATGGCCAGCGTTGGGTCCAGTTGGCGACTACGAACAACTAGAGCTTTTCGTAGGGGGATAGTGTCGTACCGCAGGCACTATCCCCCTATAAATAGAGGGACACATGAGCGACTTCTACGGCGAGATTATGGGGCAACCCAGCATCACCCGCACCGCGGCCACGTTCAACACGTCGGGCGACAATACCATCGTGGCGGCGCCTGCTGCTGGGTACGCTCTGGTGTTGTTCTACCTGCACGTCCAGAACGAAAGCACGACCGGCACAACGGCAGTCATCAAGCATGGCAGTACGACGGTGGGCCGTGCGCTGCTACAGGCGCAGGGCGATATGTGGTTCCGTGAATACGAATGCCCGGTCATCATGCCCGCTGCTACGGCGCTGGTCGTCAACCTGTCGGGCGCCAACAGCCACAACTATACAGTGGAATACACCACAATCAAACTGGGTAACTAGGGAAGGAGAGGCCACAGGTAGAGCAAGCACAAACATATAAGCGGCTGGCTGGACAGGGGGAAGCGTGGAAGTATTTCTAAAAGCACAGAACCAGATCCTGGCGGACCTTCGGGCGAGGGTGCGGGACAACAATAGCGAACGTTGGACCGATGCGGAATGCTACGGGGCCATCAATGATGCGCTGCTGTCATGGCAGGACCGGGTAAGAATCCCGCACATCTACACGATTAGCGGCGGCTGGGTATCGGGCACGCTTGAGTACACCTTACCCGACTGGATTCGCAGTAATTCAATCCAGCCACAGATGAAAAGCCCGACTCAATTCGACTCGCTATCTTCAGCCTATCGCCTGTCTACCAACACCTGGCAGGACATACCGGGCTGGCGCATCGAACCTAACGCCACTAATGGACGAGTGCTTAAGTTCAACGTTTCCCCCTACTCCACGGAAGGCCGTATCATTTGGTGGGGGTCCAGTATGCCTATCCCTATAACCGTTCCCACCCTCTCCGACGATTATATTGAGACAGACGACGAATTTGAAATTTCCTCCGTCACAGAAATTGCTGAATACGGCTGGATTAAAGTGGAATCCGAATGGATGCAGTATGCCGGGGTAGACAGGTATACGGGCAACGGGACATTAACCAACGTGGTGCGGGGCCTGTCGCAAGGGTCTAATGCTATAGCGCACAATAACGGGGAATCCGTTTACTTTGGTGTGGCCATGCCAAAGAACGAGCTGTATCGGGTGCTGATTGACCAGTCCATTGTGCATCTACATGAGTTGTTCCTAGGCAATGCCAGCAGCAAAGAGAAGCAAACGCACCAGGAGCTGATCGGCTTCTACGAAGGCCGGGTTAAAGAGTTCTGGCGCAACTGGTCCGATACTAAGGTAGTCAAAACCCAAGTAGACATCTCAGCCTGGATTAACCTCTAATGACTGGCCACATACAACTTGGCTTAATGGCTGACACGACATTGCGCGACTACTCCCTGGTCGATATTGAACGCTACCAGTGCAGCAGCGCGAACCCCTTCACAGCCCGCATTGCGACGGGCGGCAAGTACGCCGAGTTGGATACGTTTTCAGACTGGACGATCCAGGACTGGCACAGTGGCGTAGGCAACAACGACCCGGAGGCCGGGCCGCTTTTCTCGATAGCGGAAACCCGGTTCCCCGGCTATCTCATGCCCCCTTATGGCTGGCAGTATCCGGCATACAAACATGCGGGGGGGATTACCGGCAACGGCAGCGTAGCCCCTGGCGCACTTATTCCGCTGTCTACCAAGCGTTACGCTACGTCCTTCACGGCGCCTAAGTCTGGGGACATTGACAGCATTTGGGTATTTATACATTGCCCCAGCATGTATGAAGTGACCGTTTCCCTGTACGACGACAACGGCAGCGGCAAGCCTGGCAGCGCAATAGACGAATCTGGCACTATCAGCGAACAGACCCGTGTCCATGCCCATTGGGTCCGTGCCGGCTTTGGTGGTGCTATGGCGTTGACCAGTGGCACCCGTTACCATATCGTTGTGACCACTGACGTGGCGGCAGAACTGTCCAGCGGTATCTCCCCGTACATGCCGACCGTGACATTGACCGGGGGGGAGAAGTGCCATGTATCGACCAGTGGCGGCGCCTGGGCAGTAGAACCTACATCCAGTGGGGCCGCCGGCTTTGGCTACCTCTTGACTTTCAGCGCCGCCAATACCGATCCATGTTCTGGTGTCTACGCCTACGATGGCAGCGTGTGGGCATGGCTAGGTGACGAAATCTACAAGATTGTCTCCGGTGACTTTGTATCCAAGGTCAGCGGGATCACCATCTATGACGTGTTGCAGATTGATTCCCTGCTTTATGTGGCCTATGGCACGGGTTACAAAATCTATGATATGACCACGGACGGGATCACCGACAAAACAGCGGATGCTTACCTGCTGCGCCTGCACAGCGGCTATCTATGGCGCAGCACTGGGACCACTGTCAGTTACACGGCAGACGAAACAACTTGGACGGACCTCCCCAACGTGCTAGGCGCCACAGGCAACGCAATCACGGGCATGGCCGGGCTGGAAAGGGAAATGTACTTCACCACCCGGGAAGGGCTGTACGTGGCCGTGGCCGGTGACGAGATCCTACAGATTTGCCCTTGGCCGGAATCCCACGACGACAACGGTAAGGGCATGATTGCCTGGGAGGGTGCGCTATATATCCCTCTGTTTGGCGGCGCCATCATGCGCTATGACACAAGCGGCGCGCTGCTGAATGTGGGCATTAACGCCAGGGAACAACTACCCCCCGATATACAGGGGACGGTGACGCATCTCAAGGCAACGAACTTTTTCCTTATGGCCGTGGTGCAGGCACCCAGCGATAAAACTTCCTCGTTGTGGTCCTACAACGTGGACGGGTGGCATTGCCTCAGCCTGGCGCCGATGGGTGTAGGTGGCGGCGCCATCTGCGTGGACCGTGACAACGATTATTTATACTGGGGCATGAACCGATCCTTTATCATGCGGACCAACTTCCCCGGGAACGTCAACAACCCGGCCCGCTATCTGGATTCCCTGACCCTGGCGCCCGAGAGCTGGGTGGAGTATGGCCGATTCTATGGCAGCAACCACACGCTGGACAAAGACATTGACCGCATCTATATCGACACGGAAACAGCCGGCCAGAAGGTACACGTTTACTGGCAGGATGACGAAAACTACGCCGAGTACGTGGACGGGCATAACGGTACAATGGGCTGGCAGTACCTTGGCACGGTAGCAGCCGGGGAAACTACGATCCAGTTCCCGCCTACTGCCCGGCCGGGTGGCAAGTCTTTCCGGCTGGCTTTGCGGATCGCGACCTGGGACACGAACGACACGATAGAGCCGATTGTCCGCGGCCTGTCTGTCAAGTTCTCGACCAACGTGACCGACCGCTGGCGCTGGGTGCTGCCCCTCGCCGTGCACGACAATCAGCAATTCCCCGATGGCAGCGTGAACCCCTACACCGCTGACGAGATGTTGGCCCATCTGGATTCACTCAAGAACGACACGGCGCCATTGCAGTATGTGGACGTGGACGGTACAGAATACTACGTCAAGGTGACAGCAGCCTCCCGCCAGATTGTCCGCTACCAGTGGCATGTGGGCGACGAAGGCCCGGCTATACAGTGGATCTACGTACTGAGCCTAGAACAAGTGAGCTAGTGCCATTTAAGAAGAAGAACCGTGGCTTTGGGAACAAGTTCAAGAAGTACAGCAGGGGGAAGAAGCTAGAAATCTTCCTCCCTTTTGTTACCCCAAACGATGGGGAAGATGTAGACACGGCGCTAACCGAACTCACCCGCAGACTGGGAGACGCTGCACTGGCCAAGCGGGTGCGGGTGCTGCAAGCGCAGTATGGCGGCGTGAGTAGCGGCACCGTCCCCGAGCTTGTCACCTATGACTGGTTGCAACGCAGCGGCTACCGGTTTATTTTCCAGGCTGAATTGTACGGGGGACGTGCTACCGCTGGGGGTATCCTGCCTGACTTCATAGTAGAGACAGGCGCAGGCAGCGGCGCAGCGTGGAACATCCAGGGCGAATACTGGCACGGCAAAACGCAAGAGAAAGCACAATCCGACGCAGTAGACGCCATGCGTATGATCGGCCTGGTGGTGCAGGGTATCCGCATAGACAAGGTGCTGTACTTGTGGGAACAAGACTTGTACGACAAACGTCCCCAGGTGTTCCAGTATGCCGTGGCCGGGATTGCCTTACGCTAAAAGAAATCTTCCAGCCCGGTCAGGAACCATCTGGCGTGGGCCCGATGGTACACAGCCAGGTTGCGATCCCTCTTTGGTAGTTCTTCCGGGCACAGCGAAGCGTCACGCCGGGCCAGTTCAATTACAGCAATCACCAAAGCGCAGGCGCCGTCCTCCGGTGTCTTGACCCACGTCAACTTACCGTCGTTTATGGAGCGTGGCCCAAGTCTCATATCGCCAGGTGTGCGTCAAACTCTACGTTCGTGTCGCTGTCGGGCGAGTACCAGAACTTCAACCAGTACCCACCGATGACCCGCGGCCATCTACCTTTTTCGACGTGATACCCCCCGAACAGATTGAATTCATCCTTGAGCGTGGGAATGCAAAGGTGTAGCGTTCTTTCCGTGCGGACCTTGCCCGTCTGCGTGAGCTTGAGGCGCCTGTCATCGACCCGCCATGACCTATGGATATGCCCGCCGATGTAGATCCGTGCGTCGGGCACCGGCCCCATCTCGCGCTGTGCGCGCATGACGCCTTTCGTCACCTCGCCCCCACCCCCGGCGCCGTGGTGAAACCATAGGGGGATGCTGGACATACCGGACTTCTTGCCGTTCTGTTCGTAGGCAAACATATACTTGAGGAATCCGGCATATCCCATATAGGGAACATTCAAGGCATGGCACACCCGGCCCAGGATGTTTGTTTCGTGGTGGCGGAGTATCGAAGTCTCATGGTTCCCGTCCCCGATGGCCAGGATGTTGTCGCGGTATGGCTCTAGGAAGGTCACAGAATCGTCGCAGACAGCATCGAGGTAATGACCTACCTTGTACTCCTTGCGAAGCTCTCCCTTGTCGCTCCTGCGGTCATCACGGCCCTGCATAATGTCGGCCCAGTCCCCACAAATGAAGATGCCGCTGTCTTGGGCCTTCGCCTCGTCCAGTAAGCGCTTGAGTAGTTTCCGGTTACAGTAGGGGGAATCGAAATGCACGTCGGCCAACAGCAGATCCGTGTGCTGCCAGCCTGCACGAATAGCGTGCTGAATGGTCAGCACGCTATCGTCAGTCCGCTTGACTGTGTATTCCATTTGTCCCTTTCAGAACTACCAGGGGCCGGCTATCAACGTCGGCCCGTACACATGCGGCGTCTAGTGCACTTAAGAACCTGCGGTCACTGTCAGCTCGTACGAAAACTGGATCCCGTCACCTGATACCACATTGACCGCTGTGAACTTGGTGCGGTCCATGAGCGTGGTAGATGCCGCCGAACTGAACAAACCGTGTTCCGTGATTGCCTTGGTTGTGGTGTAGGAGATGGTCCCGACGCTCTTGTAGATGTTGGCCGATGCGCCTTCTACCTGCGTGCCCGCAACCCGGCTCTCACCGTCCGTCGTTTCCATCGCCGTGTCGCCCGATGCTTCCGCTGTCGTGCCGACGCCGCTGTCGTGGTACTTGAAATCCCCGATCTCCGTGGTGTCGGTCTGCAACTGGTCCACCAGGAAGTTGACGAACGCTGTCGTCACAACCCGGTAGCCCAGCACGCCGTAATTGACCGTGCTGCCATCTGCGCGAATCAGCACCGCGGACAGCTTGCCCAGCAGAACGGGCGCCCCGAACAGCCGGGTGTAAGCGTGGGCCAGGATGTGGCCCAGCCAGCCGTGAATAAACTCCGGACGCAGCGTGTTACGCAGCCGCCAGGACAGCGGCGCGCGCTGCCCCTTGATGTGTTTCACTTTGAGGCTGCCCCCAAACCCTACGTTACCTTGCATGTTCTCCCCCTAGAATAGACTTGGTTGCACCCTGAACTGGTGTTCCTCAGCAGACTGACCTGTGCCCGTAGCGGCGAAACGGTAAGACCAATCCCCCGCCTCCGTCGCTGACACGTCTACGTAATAGATACCTACGGCCGACTTGACCAACGCTGCGTCAGTGCCATAGGTCAGCGTTGTGGTGGTCCCGCTGGGTGTTTTCTTCTTGAATGTCACGGCGGACGGGTCCACATTCGTCCCACTTGTGGCGAACGTGGCCGTGCACCTCACTAGATCCCCTACGTCGTACACGTTCTTACTCATGTGGTTGCGTCCGTTATGGTTAAGGTTGTTACTGCGCTGTCTGTCAGCGTGAGCGTGGTTACAGCAGCATCGGCAAAGGTGGCGAATATGGTTACGTCTGTGTCGCTGAGGGTGATGGCTGTCACCGCTGCGTCGGCCAGGCTGCACACGGTTACGGCAGCGTCGGAAAGCGTTACGTCGGCCTGGTCGAAGTCGAACACCTGCCGCACCAGCGCACCGGCCAAACCCAGGACACCGGCCAGTACCTTAGTGATGCGCTTGGAGATGCCGCCCGCCAGATCCAGCGTACCGGCCAGGGTTTTGTTCGTGCGGCGGGCCAATGCGCCCGTGGGGGTAAGCGTGCCCGCTATCGCCTGGAGGTAGATGGTCAGCTTCTGCGTAGCCAGTACGCCCACGGGGGTGAGCGCGCCCGCTACCTTCTTGGCTGTGGTCTTTATCAGCGCACCGGCCGGCGTGAGTACCCCCGCCACTTTCTTGATTGTGCTTCTGACAATGGTGCCCGCAGGGGTGAGGGTGCCTGCTACCTTCTTCGTGGTGATGCGGACTACGGCACCCGATGGCGTCATGCTGCCCGCTGCTGTCTGGTTGTACGTGGTTCCGCTGGCGGGCTTGATGGCAAAGGCGAAGGTACACCAGTAGGTGCTGCCCACCGTGGCCGTTTGCCCGGTGTCGCTCCCGGCGCTGGCGATGGTCTTGTACTGGACGGAGATTGTGCCGGCGCTGGTGTAGGTCTGCGTCACCAGCAGCGTGTGACCGGTGAGGGTGGTAACAGTCTTGACACCTACGCTGCCGACAATGGAGATACGTAGACAGTCGTCGACCGATGTGGTGAGGTTGTTGCTCTCTGCGCTGCTGTCGCTACCGCTAAGATAGGTGTTCTCAACGTCAATGCCGTTATGCCCTGACACGGCAAAGGCAACGGCTAGGGCACGTTCTGATACCGTCTGCGTGATTGTCCAGCTACCGCTGTCGCTGCTGGCTGTCTTGTACCAGACATAGAACGTGCCCGAGGTGGCGCCCAGGCTGGACGGTATATCTTGCGGACCCTCCAACGTGGTCCAGCCGCTGCCGGATATGGATGCAGTAGAGCTGTCGCCATCCGTCACATAGACGACAATCAGCAGGTTGCCGTCACTGTTGGTAGGAACGTTGAGCGTCAGCGTGGTACTGTTGCTGCCGTTCCCGTTTTGGGTGTATGTAGTTCCGACAATAGTCGGTGCGGCCACTTAGTCCCCCAGGATAGCGAACAGGTTAACCACTGGGGTCCAGTCGTATTTCCAGGCCATAGTCAGCACAACCACGATCCCCACCGCTGCAATCAGCGTGACCAGCACAATCGTTCTACCCTTCTGTGACAGGCCATTCCATGCGCCCGTGATGTATTCCTTCACTACTTGCCTCCGATCCAGCCATAGCCGATAAGTAGAAAGACAAGTGCCAGCAGCCCGAGGACCACGGCCAACGCAGCCGAAACCTCCGAGGTTATGGAACCAACGGAGATACCGGGTACTGAATTTAGAATTGCGACAATTGCGAAGATGATGCTGGCGTAGTGGGTCACATAGCCCAGCACCCAGTTCGTGATGTTGGGGTGCCGACGCTTCAAGCGTTCCAGTTCAGTGCTAAACTGGTCCATCTTGGCGATCAGCGTGTCTAGCCTGTCAAACAACCCGGGGGTGCGTGACTGGGGGTCGCCATATAACGCACGGTTGAGATCCCTCACAACGTCTGCGGTTGCCTCTAGAACATCGTATGGGTTCGGTTGTTCACCCATAGTTAACTTTCAGCCACGGGTAGCGCAAAGACAGCTGCGGCGGCTGGCTGGCACGTCCATTATACTAGAGGACTTAGCTATAGGTAAAGATACATGAAAATAAAATAGCCCACAGTTATGAGCCGTGGGCTAGAGGATGGTTCCGAGGTGTATGCCGTTTATATTCGGAAATATCACCACTCGGTGGCGATCTCAATATCAGGCATGTACCAGCCCTTAGCCGTCAGCCCCGCAGCAACGGCGGCTATCAATGCCTCCTCGCCTGGTGCGGCCTCCTCGATTTCCACACGGAACCATTCGCGCCCACGCTTGTCGTGGACCTTCTCGGCACTGACACATCGCAAGTCTGCCCAGTTGATTGCGCCCTTGACCAGAGTCTTGTCTAGCGAGTCCAGTACATCGTTTGTGTCTTCCTCTAAGTTGCTTAGAGTCAAGGCGTCATCGTCAGTGGACGGTGCTTGCTTCGTGATTGCGGCTAACTTCGCCTCTGCCGCCTCTTCCCTAGCTGCCGCCGTCAACAAAATCTCAACATCTTTGCTGCTAACAACTATCAAATCCGATGACGACCGCATTGCGCTTGCGTCGAGGTCCATCTTTACTGCCAAGACCATAGTTATGCGGTCGATTACTTCCGCCAAGTCGCTCACTCAAGCCTCCTTTTTGTCGGACTGTGCCCACCAAGCCCGCTTTAGAATGTCAAACCCCTCGACTTTTTCCGCACCCAAAGAATAGGCACGCAGTAAAACCCTCGGGCTGATAATGTCATAGTGTGGGTGCCGCGGGTGGTTCTGATACCACTGCCGCTTCAGTCCCACCTTGCGCGCGAACTTGTGTAGTTCCTCCTCTGATTCGGTTGAAACTACATGCACGCCATCTGTGATAATCATGCCCTACACCTTTACGCCTTGTTCGCGGCGATACAGGTTCAATTCCTGTGTTGCCTTGTTCCGCAGTACGTTCACTTCTTCGTCAGATAGGTCTTTCTGCTGTGCCTTGTTGTAGGTGTCGATGATTGCCTGCGCCAGTGCCTTGTCGAATACATGAGCCACAATGTCATGGCCGGTTGGTGTGTAGCGGCACAACATTGTGTAGTCTGGTCCACCTGGCTCTCCGCTGGTGCCGCCGTCCCACAGGTAAGGCGTATATGGAGCCTGTTTGCCGTCGAATATGTACTCGGTATCTTTGAGCGTGAACCGTACAGGCGTGCCGGTTTCGGCACAATTCTCAATTGCCTCCCTCTTGCAGAAGCCACATACCTTGACGACTGGAAAGCCCCGGTAGTGATTACCCGGCAGAGCGAAAGACAAAGGACTTTCGTCTGGTCCGAACGGTTGCCACGACCACTCTGCATCAGCGTGATTGCATACTTGGCACTTCATTGTTGTTTCTCCCTTGCGGGACGTGCCCGCGCATAACTGTCATCATCATTCAAAATATAACTAACGGGACGGTGGACGCTGGGTTCCTCTGTACACTCGTTCATAGACGGCAATCCAGATACCAGGCAGTCAGTCAATCAGCTTTCCACCGTCCCATTGTTCACTTGAGTTTAGCGGCCACAATCTTGGCGGCTGTCACAATATCCTGTGCTGCCGGGGGAAGGAGATCGTAATACTCCCCCTCCGCACTGAGCAGCGCGACGACGTTACAGAACTTCCATGCTGCCCGCTGCTGGGGCGTGAGGTTAAGCCTGGCGTGGTCCTGCGTGTTCAGGCTGTGCTGGTGTACCTTGCCCTTCTTGGTTAGCTTGCGTGCCATGTTCCCCCTTCGCCATTGCCAGCAATCGCAGCCGGTCCGCTTCCGTTATCTGCATATCCAGGCCCAGTTCTTCGTCAAGATAGTGGCGCACCAGGATCACGCCGAACATCTTGCAGCCATCCCGTTCCATGCGGCGAATGAACTTGTCTGGCTGAATCCATTCCACGGCATCCTCACGGTTTGGATCGTCCTTCCGTGGCGTCATGGTCAGCTTGAAATATTGCAGGATGGGCAGCACGGTCAACGTCATGCCGCAGCGTTCATCTTTGCAGCAGCAGGTAATGGTCAACGGTTCGTTCATTCTCCGCACCTTTCTATGCGTGCTATCTCTCGCTGGATATACCAGACCGCTTTACGTAGGTCTGTTATGGGGTCGCTGCCATCCTTCAACCCAGCCCGCCAGATGTATTTGACAGCGCACCCCAAGTTGAAATTCATATGCTCCACTACATCAATACATTCAATCCCTGACGGGTTACTGGTGTAGTGCGGAGGGTGGTTGATCTGGTCGCTCACGCCTGTACCTCCTTGCGTTGTTGCTTGGCCAGTTCTTCCGTGAACTCTATCCATCGCACAGGCGCCACATAGACGGTCTGCCCGTCCAGGAACTTCGTGGCCGCTACTGCCGGCGGGCTGGCGTACTTGGGTGAGCGTTCCACCAGCTCCCGCTGCATGTTGCTGTCGTGGTCCGGTGTGACCCGGTAGCACTTGGTTGCGCCTGCCATTAGGCTGTTACTCCTATCAATGCAGGCTGCGTATTGCTCAGTCTGCGATTAGAAAGCTGCACATATTCCGGGTTTAGTTCCAGGCCGATGTAGTCCCGGCCTAGTCCGATGGCGGCGACACCTGTAGTAGCGGCGCCGTTGAACGGATCAAGCACTACCCCACCTTCGGGACACCCCGCCAGGATGCAAGGCTGTATCAGCTCAACCGGGTACGTCGCAAAGTGCGCCTCCTTGTACGGCCGGGTGGCGACGGTCCAGACGCTGCGCTTGTTGCGGGTGGCGCCTGCGCCAACGTCCTGCATATCCCTACCGTCCCGGTTGGCGGGGCCGGTTGCACCCTCACGTTCTGCGCCTTGCCCGCGAAAAGCATTCTTGCCTGCCTTGCCTTGCCATCGCTGATTGAAGATACTTGTCTTGCCGTGTCTGCCCCCTTGCGCTACTGCCGTATGTGTATTACTGGCTGACCAGCTTTCAGCCCATACTGCTTGTTCCTTAATTGCCTCGCTGTCGTAGTAGTAGCGTTCGCTCTTGGCCAGCAGGAACAGGTATTCGTGCGCCTTGGTGGGGCGGTCTGTGACGCTCTCCGGCATGGGGTTGGGCTTGTGCCAAATGATGTCACTGCGCAAGTACCAGCCGTCAGCCTGTAGCGCAAAGGCGACACGCCAGGGAATGCCGATCAGGTCCTTGGGCTTGAGGCCGGATGCTGCCAAATCCATCTTGAACGATTCGACCATCATGGGTTGTGATTTTCCGTCAATCGAAAGATAACCGTTATCGTCGCGCTTGGCATTCAACGTACTATTCTTTATCCCGCCTTGCCCCTTTGCTGAAGCTGCGTAGCTATCCCCCAGCACCACCCAGGCCGTCCCATCGTCGCGCAGCACGCGCCGCACGCCACGAAATACCTGCACCATCTTGTCAACGTACTCGCTGACGGTAGGCTCTAGCCCGATCTGCGGAGCCGGTTGGAAGTATTGCTGCAAATGCTCAGGTATATCGTCAAGGCTGTAGAAATTCATTGTTGACATTCTCCTTGCTGTGAATCCAGTTGTGACAGGATTGGCATACAGTCACGATATTGGACAACTCAAACCTTGCATCTGGATTGCCTGCCCACGGCTTAACATGGTGAGCGTGCAACTTGTTCTTACCTGTATGCGCAGCGCCGCAACGTTGGCACTTGTACCCATCACGTTCAAGGACAGTCTTAGCAATCTCTTTCCAAAACGAGCGAGCATACATTGACTGACGCTCAGGTGACGATCCATCAATCCACCTTGGGTTATCTGCTCCGCATCGTCCATACATCGGATTATCTTCGCCAGATACGCCCCACTTTTTAACCTCGCGCGCTTCGCTTACTGTCCGCCGTGGTATGCCATGCTTCCGTAACCAGAACAGGATCGCTTCCTCTGTTACCTTATGCTCTGCTGCTATCTCTGCTGCTGAACGTTGTTTAGTCACATACTCCGCAACTAGATAATCTTTATCTCGAAACACTCGCTCAGGTCGCCAGTGTTGTCCCTTCTTAAACTCAGTTGCCGGTGAGTTCCTTTTTCCCTTGATGAATCTACCCTGGTTGTCGCGGCCTGATTCCGAGTCTTGTGAGTTCTTGTTCGACATACAATCTTTCCTCCTGCGAAAGATTGTACCGCAATACTACGGCCTTGTCAAACAAATACTGGCGCAGCCCAAAATAGGGAGGACTGGTCACTACACAATGGACGGATTGCGGCGGCAGCGTGGGCAGCACGTCAAGACAATCCCCCTGTAGCACTTGCCAGGTCACGCCTGCACCCCCAGGTGCTTGGCTTCAAACGCCTCGCACGTTTCGGTGATCAGGTCGTCAACGTCCCAGCCGTGATCGTTGGCGAGTTGCCCCATGCTGGTTAGTAAGTCCGTTGCTAGTCCTGCAAGCTCGTCAATCGTTGGACGCTCATATAATGGAACTATCTCGTCTACCGCACAGAATACGTCAGCGCACAACCTCCCTAGATCCTGTATGATTCCGGCATACAAAGTTCTCTTGAGCCATTCTTCGTAGATTCCCTCATAGTCAAGTGGCGGCTCAATCTCAACGTCCAGTTTCAGTGCGAGACAACCAGACAAAACCATATAAAACGCCTGCCCGAGTTCCTTGCGTGGGTCTGGTTGTCGCTCGTTGTTCCGCTTGTGGTCTGGTTGGTCCTGGCGCATCCGTGCGTCATCGTATTCGGCCATCTCTTGAATGGCGTACCGCATACAGTCAACGGCGCTGGGGTACGGGAACTTCCCTTCCAACATCATGCGTGAACTGCCTACTCGTTCCAGAACGTCCATGCTCATGCTCCTTTAACTCGTTTGCCTTCCGGCGTTATCGTGTACCGTGTTGTCGTGAGTGTGGTCAGGTCAACGTGGACCGCCTGCACCTGTACGCCTGCCTCTTTAGCGAGGTGCGTTAAGTGCCTGCCGTTGTCGTGGTAGACTTCGATACTGTCCCTGTTCAATCTCAGTGCGTCCAGTGCCCAGCGTTGCGTCTTGTCCATAGATGTGGATCTGTCGGTTGTCTTGGTGTGTGTGTTCTTCATAGGTGGTGTAGTGGTTCGTTACCTCTGTCTGGAATACTACGTACACGTCACGCACGGGCGCATACTCCTGGTCGTGGCGGCGCTGTGCCGGCAGGCTGCTGCCATCCCGCTTGTTGTCGTGCAGGATGATACTCATGCAGACCACAGCGGAGCCCAGCACGCACAGGGCCACAACTAGCAGCGCAAGCAGCCCGTTCACTGGCCTGCCTCGCACAGTCGAAAGATACCGTCGTCACCTTCACACAAGCGGGCGCCATCGCTGCCGATTACCACGTTGCGATCCCCGTCCACCGTCGTGCGTGTGTCTGTGCTAGTGTTCTGCACCGTGTTGGTGGTGGTGGTTATGATGGTGGGACACGAACCGTCCCCGTAGCAGTTCTGCACGTCTGACCACAGGTTGAGCTGGTTGCGTGACATTACCTCTACCTGGTTGCCGCTTGCCGTGCCGCTGCGCGTGTTCTGTGTAGTAGCAGGATCGTTCGTGTTCTTGACGATGTTCTTGTCACCTTCCCCGGCCATCGCCAAGGCAAAAACCATAATCCCGATAGCTATTGCCATCCCCAAACAGCCTATTCCACCCTTCGGTGTTTCTTCCATCATGCCCCCCCGTTCACTGTCGGCGTAGCTGCCGCAGTCTCTACTTCTTCCCAGTTCGGGAACTTGTCGCGGCCCGCCTTAATGTCGTAATACTTCCGCAGCAGGTAACTTCGGTATCCCTTTCCAGCATCACATTCACAGAACTGCAACCAGCCGACCTTCGCCTGTGCTACCCGGGCTGCATACATAGAGGCCGGTATGTGCTTGTAGTCGGGGACAGGCTTGACTATCCCATACTTGCACTTGTCGCAGCCGTGGGCCCAGGCCGGTGTACTGGCATCCTCGACGTACTTCTCTTGGTAGTTCTCTACCTTGCGCTGTGACTGTCTCATTGTTTGAACTCCAACAGCTTACCGATGGGCAGCAGCCCGCCGCGCTTCTCGGCCAACTCCCGGGACTGGGGCAGCAACTTCTCTAGCCCTTCTTCCCTGGTGGACAGCGCTTCGTACATCTGGCGGAAGTGGGCCCGTACCGTGTCCGGTTGCTCCGATGCACAGATGTTGCGCCAGCCGATGGTCGCCACAACCCGGGCCGTAATCTCGTCACTGAACTTGGGCGCCTGGTAGCTGCCGATGCGCCGTACTTCCTTCTGCACCAGTTCCCAGGCGTCGGCCCAGGTCAAGCGGGCGATGTTGTCCAGCTTGCGGTGCATCTCCCGGAGCCTGGCAATGGTGGGAAGGAACTCGCTTTCGGCTATTGCCTGGTCCACTACTGTCTGCAACTCCGCTACTGGAATGTCCTTCAACAAGCGGAGGTACATCCCTACGGTTTGGTCTGTCGCCTGGCTGTTGGGGTAGCAGGCGAACAACTGCGCCAGAATGGTTCCGGTGTTCTTTACTTCAGCCATTCGTCTAACTCTCCCCTCTCTGCCATAGCCATGACACGATCTACAGCTGCCAAAGATTCCTCTACCTTGGACAGGCGCCGGCCGCTACCCTGCCGCTGCTGCTGGGGTTGTGGTTTCTCCGTACCG